GTTGTGTTATATTGTGGAATTGGTGTTCCCCATAATGTTCCTGATTGTGATGGTATCGTTGAACTATAGTCCTTTGATAATATCATACTCGTTGTTGTCGGAACACTTAACACCGTTGTATATCCATTATAACTTGGAGCGGTAGTAATGTTCTGTAAGTATACTACATCACCTGCAGTAAATCCGTGAACCACAGATCCATTCAATCTAATTTTATTAACACCAGATACAATCTCACTTGTTAGTCCTGTGTAGTTCCAAAAATGTGGATTCTGTTGAACTAATATCTGATCTCCAATATTGAAATCTACCTCACTAACTGAAGTCATCCCACTATTAACAAATCCGACATTACCATTAACAAAATAGTTATCATCAAATAAGAATACTGGTGTGTTCTGACTACCACAATATAAACTATAATCAAATCTTGTATTGTTCCCCGTGAAACATTCATTAATATTTTGGAAGTTCTGTGTTACAAAATCCTTCAATACATTAGATAAGTCCATTCTTGCTTCACCATTTGGATCGGGTGTGAATTTATATTTGATTACCCTTGATACATATAGTGGTGTTGATATTGATTGTGTTTGTGTTAGATCAATTATAATTGATGTAGATGATGGAATACTTATGATGTTGTAATAACCTCTGTAAAACCCATTGTTATCATCAAAAAATAGGGTATCACCAATTAGGTAGTTATGTGCTGATGAAAATGTAATTTGTGTGTATACATTATACCCAAATGTTACTTGTGAATTTGAAAATGCACCTTTTCTATCCCAAATAATATTGACGATATATTTGTAGTTATCAACATTATCAACTTCAGTATCCGTTAATCTTAATGGAACTGCTGCATATCCGTGTTGATATATATTTGGTTGTGTTATTGCTGAATAGCCCATAGTTATTTTTATTAAATTGTTGTTATTGTGGTGTTAATATCACCCTTTTTTATAAATTCATTTCTAATGTAGGTCTCTGCATTGTTGGCAATTATTCTACCGATCGTCTTATCAAAATCTCTATACATTATATCGTTTGTTTCTTTGATCACATTGGTTGGTTTAATACCAAATCTAAATATGTTTTCCCTAATACCGAACTCAGCACCTTTAGGTAAACCTTTTAATCTAGCCCATTTGGATATTTCACTAATTGGGGGTTTCTTGGTCTTATATGAAAATTGTGATCCCCTTGATCTTTCAGTTCCATTAACCCCTTTATCCACATAGTTAAGATATTCTTCTGACTTAATAATAAATAAGATCTTTTCAGCGTCCCTTCTAACTTCATATTTCAATGAGTTAATTAGTTTTCCTGATGCCTTCTTTCTATGTTTGATCAATTGTTGGATAAGAGTTTTAATGTATGTCTTACCAAATTGATCTAACTGACTATTATATATTAAATCTTTATTGTCCATTAACCTATTTTATTAACCGTTAATATAATTGATGGGATTGCAGGTCTTGTAGGATTACTTCCACTTGGTCTTGAAAGTATTCTTAAATCTGTATCGTTTGAATGCCACTTCAATTCAAAATAATCATTAGCGGATGCATTAACAAAGAAATTCCAAGATGCAACTACTTTAGCATTATTTCCATCTAAAGATAAAATCGTAGAACTATCACTTAAATCACTATTGTTAACGGATAACCATACTTCAACATCATCTTTTCCACTATCTGTTTTATCAAATTGTGCGGAAAATTGAATGTTATATTTACCGGCATTAGCTATAGTAATCTTAGAACCATCAACAATAGATACTCCATTAGCAAAATCAAAAGTATTGAATCTCATAACATTCGCAATTGTTGCACCACTATTTGTTTGTGTTGTTGTATCATAAAAACTACCATAAAAATATGTTGCCCCTTGAACCATTAAAGACCAATAAGCAGTATCAGTAGGTGCTTGACCATTTGTATTTTGAATACATATGTAAGATGATCCATTATATTCTACAACATCGCCAACAACATAAGTTCCAAATAAAGTCCAAGTTCCAACCCAAGTGAAACCTGTACCACCTCCACCAGTAAATCCTGATACTGAAAAACTATTACCATTTAATGAATTAAGAGTTAGGGTTGATCCTGTAAATGTCCCACCTGTATAAGCATATGTTTGAAATGTATTACAATCACCCAAATTATTACAAGTTATCCACTCTTGTTGAACCTGATGTTGAGTTGGGACATTAATTGTTATATTACCAACAGGACTAATACAATTTGAATGAATCAACTTTAATCTGATATCACACATCCAACCAGTAACCTTATCTGTGGTCTCATCCTGAACGATCTCAGGGTTGATTGGTTCATCAGTCAACATAACCCCAAACTTACCCAAATAAACGGATATGAAGTTAATTAAATCCTGCATTATTTGGAATGTATCTGATAGTATTTCTTGTTCGTTATTTGATTCATATCCATTAGTTTCCTCATAGTTCTTTTGTTGATTGATTTTATCAACAATAATGAATGTCAAAACCATTTCAGGAATCTGTGTCTTGTTTGTAACCCCAATCGTTGATGAGGTTCTATGTGTAATCCACATATATGCCGGATCCATCTTTCTTGATGTTCCAATCATTGATGTATCACCATATCCAAAATCATTCAACTGAAGATGTGCTTCAGCAAAGTCCTTGAAAATCTGTATTAGTTGGTTTAGTGAAATTATATTCATATCAATTTTTTTAATAAATATTTTTTATGTGTATTTGTTTTTTCCCATAAACTAAAAATCAGGGGGATCAACCACCTGACTTTAGTTATTTCTGATTGTTCATTTGTTGTTCTATAACTTTGTCCCGTTGATAGAAGAATGATAACCAATTCAAACAATGGATATAGTTCATTTCATACACTTTATCTTCTGTCGTATTGAGTTCTGTTATAAACTTAAAGATCATTTGATACGATGAGTATTTTTCATCAATCTTGGTTGCCCCATTTATATTCTCATACCTACTTTTAGGTTTTTCATCTTTAACTTTTCGTTTTCCAAAGATACCCTGGTATTGGTCGGTTATAAACTCCCGCCATTTGAAAAATGTGATATTAAGTTATGAACCTTTGTTATTGATATTGTTGAAAACTTATCAGCTCTCAACATAAATTCATTCTTAAATGCTTCAAGATTACCCTTACTATTCTTTTTTCTTAAGAAGATACACAACAACTTATCAAATGTTTTTAATAGGTTGTTCTCATTCTGTTGAAGTAATGTATCAATAGATAGAATTTCCCCCATTGTAAGTTTAGTAAAATCATTCTTTAAGAAATACTCCTCACCATCAACCTCAATTGAATCTACAATCTCTCCTTCAATATCTTTTGTGATAAATGTAATCACCTTTGAAATCGTTTGAAAGTCATCGGGGGACATCATCAATAAATCATCTACTTTTATGTTTGTGAATATACTAACAATCCTTACGATGTTTTGTATTTCATTCAATCCCTCACCTGTTGTAGAAAACAAATCACAGAATTGTTTTACGTTAACCTCATCCCAACTTTCAGGGATCATATACTCGGTCATTTCGTCATCAATTTCTAACTCTAACTTTACCATATTTTTTATTATTTTAATTTATGCAAATCTAAATGGTCTTGTACCATTACTTTCTTTTCTTACACCCAACTTCATCATTGCCACATATCTTAACGCATCACAGGCGTGATTCGCATAATCTACTGGGGTCTTCTCGTATCCACCATCTCTATTCTTCTTCCACATATACTTTGAAAACTCATCTAATATATTAGTTGATCTTCTTGTTACTAACATACGTTTTTGTTGAAGAATTTGAATACCATAGTTAACACTATCTTTTCCTTTCTCCACTGGTTTAACCTGATGACCATACCTCTTCAATTCCTGTATTGATTTAGGTTCAGCTGAGTCAGCAAATATTTCACCTTTTACACCACTCTGTTTCATTATGTTGGATAGTTCTGAATTCAATAGTCCTGTTTGATATACCACCTCATCAACAACAAGTTCATCATTGTATTTGTATATCGCTATAAGTGCTGCAGGATCCTGACTAAAACCAAAGTCCAACCCATATCCAAGTAATCTTGCGTCTTCAGGGATCTTATCAATGATATTGAAATCAGTAAAGATCGTTCCTTCCACCTGTCCAATCTCCCCATCCAAATATACTCTACACCAATTCTCCCAATATGTTGAGGTCTTTGCCTTTTCCCTATTTACCTCAAGTTGTTTTACTATTTCTTCTGATAACGCTTCATTATCTTTATATGTTAATACCAATAATTCCGTATCAGGTTGTCCTATTACTTCTGTATGAACCCAAAACTTACTGGTAGGGTTGTAATCCAAATAGATATCACCATCCGTTCTAATGGACAACTGAAGGTATGCATCGTAATTTATATTGTTAGATTCATTCAAATACAATATATTGCGTCTTGCGCCCCTTAATCTACTTTCGTCATCAGCACTAAAGAACTCAATATAAGACCCATTACTAAATTCGTATCGTAGAAGGGTTTTATTATAGTGAGTTGGAATATACCTACCCGTCTCCTTCATAATTTTAATCATATCCTTGTTGGCTCCACGGCGCAGGTGTGGGATACTCTCTGATACTACAGATATTTCAAGGTTGGGGGTTTTGATTGCCCGATCAATTAGAATAGCCAATATGGAAAATGTCTTGGAAGCAGATGTCCCACCCTGAATTACTTTAATTCGGGATTTCATATTCCTAATCTTCCTTAACGCTGAAGTATATATAAATTTACTCTTCGTCATCCAAGAATAATGGTTGTTCTGTTATGGTTATATCTTGTTTGATTGCTGCGTCCAATCCCAATAGTTTTGCTAGTTGGGCTAATGACTTATTCCAATTCCCTCTGTCAATAAAGTTCTCGTCTGTCTTTGCTGATTGAATCAACTCAAGGTACTCTTTAATTAAGAACTCACGGGTTATTTCTAACTTCTGTGAGGTCTTATTTTGTTCCTTTTGGATATATTCCTTCACCTTAACATTTAATAACAACCTAGAAGCCGATGCTTCAGATACTTTATCATTTGTTTTATAGACAGATTTGTAGGCTTGAGTAGCGTTAAGACCATTACTTAAATACTCGTCACAGAATGCTTTGTGTTTTGCTGATAAACTCATCTTATTAAATTTATTACAACTAACGCTCCAATACCATAACCGATACTCAACGCCAGTGCTTGTTTTATTCTTTCACCCCAATTCTTTGAATCAACCATATAACCTATGAACGGTAAACCTAAAAATGGACTGATAGATGCAAAGAATAACATCATAGGTGTATCTGATTCCGCTACTGATCTAATGTAGAATGTTGAACAGATTTCTATCAGTAATGCTGATAATCCTATAATGAAGTATTTCATATCTTTTCTAATTTCCATTTATAACCACCTCTTGTTTCAAATTTGGTTCTATTATATGTCCTCATTATATCACCTGATTCTACACCGGTGGCTTTTGATGCTTGATCTCTATTCTTCCAACATCCTACAAGGTTGTCTTCTAAATCATAGGCACATACCAATAATTCTTCTAGCTCTTCACCATTTATTCTTTTGTTTCCAAACTCACAATATTTTTCATTAAGTTCAAATCCTATGAATGTTCTATTTAATTCATTACAAGGTAATCCTGTAGTTCCAATACCGGCAAATACATCTAATACCACATCCCCCTCATCTGTAAGTAGATTTATAAAGTATTTAGGTAATTGTGGGTTAAATGGTGCAGG